GACCGTTTCCACATCCGGCGGTTCAAACCGCCCTGTATTATTAATTCTTTTATTCTTTCCTTCTTTCTTTTCTTCTATTGCGTGTCGATTGCCTGTCGATAGATTGTCAACAGACGTGTCGCTTCGTGTGTCGCTTTTCATGTCGTTCTCTGTGTCATTTTGCCTGTCACTCGATTGGTACTTACAGTAATTAACCACTGTATATACGCTATATTTTGCGTGTCGGTTGCATGTCACTTCTCCTGTCTTCTTAAGGTGTTCCAGTGCTGTGCGAACCTCTCTTTCACTCAATCCAGTCTCTGCAGACAACTTGGATATCGAAGAAACAAAGCTTCCTCTTTCAATTACTTCCTCTCCAAAGTAACCTTTTTTCCAGTTCACCCGGAGTAACATATGTATAAACAACCGGCAGGTATTAACATCGTGATACCAGCACCAGTCCAGCAATGACCGACTGACTTTAATATAATTACCGTTCATACAGCTTCATCCAATCATCCAGTGGCATAGTAACCAGCCACTCTTTTCTATTCTTCCGATGCATGACAACCGGCGTTTCACCAGTTCTTGCATCATTCTTTGATTGTTCCACGGCATCATAGATATTCAGCTTTTCTACTCTCTTGCATTCAATATGAATCCCAGGAAGACCAACTACATCTGCGTCACCATTAGATCCGCAATACTGTTGACCTCTCCGGCTGTCCTCATATCCGTAGCTTTTGAGTATTGCAGCAAGCTCACGCTCACCTTTCTTTCCCTTCTGGTTTGAATTCATTTATTATGTCCTCCAATCTATGCCGTTTTCTTTACAATCTTTTATAGCTCCATTCAGAGACCAATCTATGGAATCTCTTCTGCTTTCTTCCTGCCTGACATATGCTGCAAGCATTCCTCTTTCCACCGGATCATCCAGATCAGGTCTGAAATATCCTTTTCCATCCGATAGATTCAAGATAGATCCGTCACGCCTTGCATAATGAATCAAATCTCTTACCTGACGGTCCCTGAATCCAGTCTTCATACACAGCTCATATCTTGTGACCGCATTAGCTCGTCCTTTCGGAATATAATCACAAATGTCAACTCCCTCACAGTTCAATGACCGGAGATAATCCTCTAATTCTATCTGTCCTTCCATGCTGCTCCTTTCCGCCAGAGCCTGGCTCTCTGGCCGTGATACAACATCTTGTGCAATAAATAACGCTGGGTGAGTGCTTATGCGTTACATTTCTTGGTTACAATGCCAGGGAATCTATGTTAATAAGTTACAATCTGCTTTTCCCGAAGATCTCTCTAAACTCTTCCCTTGTCCCGTAATGTTCCTCGAAATACTTCTGAGCCATTTGCTTCAGTTCCAGATCAATGCCCTTATTCGGATTCTGATGAACACTGTCCGGATAATTCTCATGTAAGTAATAAGCTATCGGTATTACAAAGCCGTATTTCTCAGACATTGATCTATACGGGCCATAAAATATATGATGTCGATGACAATATGGCGTTCCGGTAAAGTAACAATGCTCCATGTCATTTGTGAACACACTCCATAATCGTTTAGACATCTACACCATACCTCTCTTTCAAGAGTCTCTTTTCTTCCGGTGTTGCTATTTCTCTGTCCGGAATACCCGCTTCCTTACACATGGTAATCATTCCGCCTATCAGCCTTGCCATTTCCTCTGTGTTGTACAGATGGCTGCCACGAAGTAATCTGTACGTTCGATAATCACATTGTCATTGCCCTCCCGCACTTGCGATGTCGGCTGTAAATGATAATTCACGGCATATCTAACTTGATTTTCTGCATCTTCTGTATCCGGGATTGTTGTAAACACTGACTTTCCATCAATGATCCAAGGTTGTCCATATCTGATTAGCGCTATGTTATGCACCTCTGGATTTGCCATATCAAGGACCTTTCCCAACTTCGATACGAGCACCCAGTAATATGCATTCGCATCCAAGCTTCTCTTCTTTCGATATTTCTTTATCTGAATGGTCAATTTTTCGCACCCCTTTAGATCTTGGAATGCTTCTCTTGCGTCTTCATTCAGTTCAAAGGACGCTGTCTGTTTGCCAGTAGCATAATTCATGGACAACCCTTGAAATATTCCTGTGAAATCCATTACTGTTCACCTATTTTATTCATGAGAATCATAAAATGCTTTACTGTAAGTTCTCTTAAATCCTTCACTTTAAAAAAGTTGCATACATTTTCAACAGTCTGATTGTGATTTGGAATGCATTTCATTAATGTGTTATACTGTGCGTCCGAAATCAAACTCATTTCCTCTTGTTGTTTAATAGCATTCAAAACCTCATCTGCACTGGCAACACTTGTATCAATTCCAATTCCGCACATTCCAAGCGCTCTTCCTACAGCTGATGTCTCGCAATTTTCAATGTAAGAAGTCTTGTTTATGAATGAGGAATCCTCTTTTTCATAGGCATGTCCCACTCCTATCACTGAACCAAAATCATCTTTCACAACTGCAGACATCACACAGATGCCTTTCTCTAAGCTTTCAATATTTGTCTCGATACTTCCGTTCGGATATAACATTCGAAATACACGAATTCTTTGATTTACTTCCGCATATTCTTTTCCTTTAACTTCTATTTTTGTGATTGTTTGATTTGCAATCATTAACGATTCATATGTCATCTATACCGCCTCTTTCAACACAAGTTGCCCGTCTGGCTGTCTGATCAGAAGCGATCTGATAAGCTCTTCTCTCTTTTTCTTCTTGTCCTGGCAATCACATTTCTCTTCCGGATCCAAATTACAACCACAGAACGGACATTCCTTGTAATACATTAATACTCACCTATCTCTTTCACATAAGTCTCACACCCGCGTTCTTCGCGGATCTGCATTGCGAGATCGTTTACTCTGTTTTTTTCTGCGCGTGTAACAAAACGATATGTTCCATATTTGTATTCTTCCGCTCCGAACACCATCCATATTTCTGCCATTACACAACCCTCCTGTAATTAGCATTGAGACAATCCTCGCATAAACGTTCTCCATCTATCGTATAGATATAATCTCCTTCATACACCTCACACCCACAGCTATCACAATATGTTGCAGGTCCCTGTTCCGGAGGCGTTGTTTTCCATTCGTCATATCCTGGTATATGTTCCATTTGACTAATTTCCTCCTGTTTTGTATAATATAATTGATTAATTTTCTGAGCGCCCGAAGCTTGCCGGCTTATACGGGTGCTCTTCTTATTTCCACGTCAGATCAAAGATCTGTCTTAACTGATCCGGCGTATAGATTTTTGCTGATGGCACCGTCACACAGCTGATCAGGTAGTTTCTCCGTACCTCTACGGTATTCGAACCCTTACTGATTGCATCTAAGTGCTCCTGGATTCTTTCCAGTTCTTTCCGGAATTCATGATCGTCCATCAGTCTTGGTATCTCTTGCAATGTCCTCACCTCCTTCACTTCACAAACAACCAAATAAATAACACTGCATCGAACGTAAGCCCGATTACTCCGCCAATCAGTAGTTCAAACACCACTTCCCGGATGATTCTCTGCCATTTTGTTCTTGGCCCTCTTCTTTTCATGCTTGTCCTCCTTCCTACCGCCTAAGCGGTTTTCTCGATTGTATAGGTAATTTCCACCTTTTCCTGTTCTTCCAGAAGAGATATCAACACCTCAATGATTTTTTCCATATCCGGTTTCATATTCGCCACCCGCTTTCTATCTCCTTGGTTTATGTTTATGTGTTACAGTTTGTACTTGTTGCATTCTCTATGCTGGTTCTTTTTCCTGCTTGTCCATGTCCGCTCTGATCTTTAGGATCTCCATGTTGCTCTTCGCAATCATGAATGCCTGCGGATCATGTACCGCCAGATGTTTGGCTGTTTCTACCATTTCAGCGATTTCTTTCTTTTCTTTTTCACTCATTGCTTTTCTCACCTCTTTCTGTATTGACTTTTATATTCTTTACAACGTCTGAACAACTCGATACATTAAAGGAATCAGTTGATATAATCCAGAAAGAGATTGCTGAATCCAAAAACAATGAATCAGAAAACCAATAGTTGTCACAATAAAACAAATGCTTAAGATCAGGTAATGTAATCGCAATGACTTTATCTGGTCTTTCATTTTATCCATTTCTTTCTTCATCTCTTCCAAAATATCCACCTCCTACTCACTACTTCGTGTGTCCGTCTCGAATAAATATGACAAATCCATCCCTGGGAAATATGTATCGCGAACTTTTACACACTCTGAATATCCCCATTCCGATTCGCCGTTGAATCGGGAATGAATTTTCCACAGTCTTTTGTGCTACTATTTTGATGCACTCCATCATTCTCCTTTCTCTGAACCTGTTTCATCTGTTGCTGAAATCAATTCATCCACAGCCACATCGAAATATCCAGCCAAAATTTTAAGCTTTGCTATCTTCGGTTTACTCCTTCCTGATTTCCAATCAGAAAAAGTAGACTTCGGAATCCCTGTATCTTTTGCTACCCTATAATCAGATACACCTTTTTGATTTCGAAGTTCTACATATCTTTCATACATAAAAATAATCACCTCATTTCC